CCTCTATATGACCAAGCTGAACCAGAGGTATATCCAAGATGCTGTCTTAACCGCATTGCAGACAAATCCGGTCAATGGTGCATCGAGTGCAACACGGAACCTGAAGATTGCCCGCCGGAAGTATTTTACCCGGCAGTAAAAGAAACCGTTCAACTTTCAATGTTTTAGGAAAGGAAAACTCACATGAAGCCCACAAAAAACCTATTGGTTGAAGCCCACAAAAAAATGATGAGAGAAAAAATAAAATGGTTGACCACCAAAGCAGCGTATCAAATAGCCAAGGAAGACCGCGACGAAGCGGAAAAAAACTACTCCGAAGCGTATGAAGCTTGGGTAAATATCGCCACCAAGCCATTCCCCTGTGACGGCCACTATTGCGTTGAACAAAACCTATGATAGTGTCAAGTCCCCATCCAGGCCTGGTTGACATCCGATCCGCCCAGGGTCACGTAGGGGCTCATGTTTTGATATTGGTTTTCATCCTGCACACGCAATTGCGGGTCTTCAAATCGGATGTCATGGATTGTGGCGTATAAGATTCTCATTGTGTCACTTGCGTCCTTATACTTCTCAGCCTCTTTCTCCGTTTGTTCTTCCAGTCTGTGGTTCTTCAGGGACATAATCAGGTTCTGACACTTCGATGAAATAAAAAGCGACGGCTCGTTGAATGAATTGACGGGAATGATTGTGTTGTACTGTAGGTCCTTAATTATATTGTTTTTTTGTATGTCAATTATCTTTTCATTTGGCAGATTGAACACGAGACCGCCGTTTTCTTTTTTGGCAAACTCACTGACCAGGCCTTGGCTCTCGCCCGAAAAATAGTTGCCGGAGCCTGAGCCTTTGGCGAAGCGTGTATCAATTCCTCTTTTCAGGATTTTGATGCCATGGCTGTTGAGGCCCTCGGCCATGTAGATCTTGGTCGCGAGTTCGGAGAGGGTTCCTGTAAACAAAAGTTTCTTCCGGACTTCATGGAAATAGGACCCGAGCTCATCTCTTGTCGGCCATTCCGCATATATCCATTTGACAAAGTCTTCGGGCCATCGGCGCCTGGCGTTTTTTGGGAAGATTGCCAGGAATAAACAAAAAGGATAGTAATGTTGCGCCGGGTCCATGGCCATGAAGGCGTTGCCCTCGTTCGCGATCTTGGCCCAGTCGTATTCCCGGATGTGGATCTTCTCATCGAATTCCGGCCAGACCTTGCGGCCGTAGCCGATGATCTCGCCGTCCCAAATGTTCCGGGCATCCAAAGGCCTGAAGGCAAAGTCCTGGTCTTTCTCCAGGCGATTTGCTTCTGTGAAGTAGGGGTTGTCTTTCCAGTGTATGAAGTTGACGGAGGCTTGACCAAAAGGCATTTCCCGTTTAACGAACCGTTGATAAACTTCATCATCATCGTAGCGGGCGTTGAAGCATATCAGGATTTCTGAATTAGGCTTCCGGATGGTCGGGAAGAGGATTTGGATTGAATCGGAGCTGACAGACTCGGCCTCTTCAATCCAACAGATATCCACACCCTCGAAAGATTTTATCTTGTTCACATTGCGGAAAAGGCCGGCGAAGATGAACTCTGAGCCGTTTTTGCACGTTATGGAGCGATCGCCGACTGTAAAATAGTCCGAAAGTTCGAGCAAGGCTATTTGTTCACTCAGGAGCTGATGCACGGACTCTCGAATTGATTCTTGGATTTCGCGGGTACAGAGGATCCTAGTCTTCTGTTGCATGGCCCTGACCAGACAGTATCTGGCGAAGGCCCAGCTTTTGCCAGAGCCACGCCCGCCCCAGGCCACTTTGTACCTTATGTTCTTCAGGAATAAGAACTTAAAGATGGGTGCAAAGTCGATCTTTGGATTTGGTACTGCCATTACTTCTTCTTGGCCTTTTCCGGAAGTTTGGCCCCTTTGGGCGTGGCCTTGGCAAACTCTTTTGCGATCTCGGGCTTCTGGCTATATAAAAAGCGTTCCTGCGATTTTGATTTAAAGGGCATGGTTTATCCTATCGTTAAAGTGGTGTGCTTCTCGACCGCCCCGGCATTGTCCAGATTATCCGTTTCGAAATTGTACCTGGGCGCCGTGGGCGGGCGGATGGTAATCTCCGTCGACTCCTTCGTGGGCTTGGTCGCGTAACAGCTCTTGTAATCCGTGACCTGGGCCCTGAGTTGGTCATTGGGCAACGCGGACTTGATATGAACGATATCCCCGGTCCGGACAGCATAATCGATACAGTCTTGCAGGGTCATTTGCACCTCCATAAAATAAGAAGAAATACAATAACGAAAAGGACTACTACGCCAGCGGCTACGAGGTCTTCAGTTTCGAGAGGTATCATCAGAAGCTCCGCCGGAAAAAGGCCAGACTCGGCGCCAGATAAGTAAAGGGTATTAGTAAATTATTGCAAAAGTATATAGGAAGCATATAGCCGCCGTAATATTCTTCTAATTTAAAATACATTAAGTAATAATCTATCCAGACACGGGAGCGCTATGGCCATTGAATTACAAGAGTTTATGGATTCCTTGAACTATGACCTTGCACTCGAGTACCAGGCCCAGATCCAGTATCGTAACCATGCTCCTCAGTTAAGTGGCCCTTTTGCCCTTTTCGAAACAGACATGATCGCCCACGCGGATGAAGAGGCTGAGCATGCATCCACGCTTAATAAGCTTATTGATTATTTAGGCTATATCCCTGCCACGGACGTGGTCCCGCCAGAGACATCGCGGGACACCCTTGAGATGCTCGAGCAGGATTGCAAGGCTGAGCGTACGGCAATAGATCGGTACAAAGAAAGAATTCAAGAGGCTCGTGAGCTCGGCCTGGTCGAGATCGAGCCTTTTTTGCTTAAGATCCTGAAGGATGAGACGGATCATTACATCGATTTGGAAGCTCTCCTTGAGGATGAAGATAAACCCGATAAGGAGTAAATATGGCAAACAAAGCGCCGCTTTACAATGAAGAAGACAAGAATAGTGGTATGGCCAAGTATCTTAAATCAAGGGGCCTGCATGATCGGAATATGAAAGAAACGGCGAAGAGGAAAGAGATGGAAGCTCCTGTTCCGTTTTTCAACATGGTCGCAGCGGTCAAGAAAGGTAAATAATTATGGCTGAATCAACAAAAGGTTTTATGGCCCGCAGGAATGCGGAAGACCCGCACAAGAAATCCAGTGGGACTCTTTTTGGTAAGCCGCGGGAAGAAGTGGTCAAGCATCCTGGGGCCTTCACGGCCAAGGCGGACAAGGCCAAGATGTCAACGTCGGCCTATGCCAGTAAGGTCCTGAAGGAAGATAGCAAGGCGTCTCCGCAGACGAAGAAACAGGCCGGGTTGGCCAAAGCATTTGCGACTATGCGAGCTAAGAAAAAGGATTAATATGTCAGCGTTTACTTCAGGGGCATCAGACGCAGTAAATACCGCGGGTCTTACCGGAGACGATAAGATCATCAAGATCGCTTTGGCCCGGTTCGAGCAAATTCAGGAGCAAACAAATGCTGCGCGTCAGGAGTGCCTGGAGGACCTATCGTTTTTCAGCGGAAAACAGTGGTTGGAACAGATCATGCGGGACCGGGTGGAAGATCGACGCCCGGTTTTAACCAATAATAAGATCCCCGAGTTCTGTTTTCGAGTTGTAAACGATATGCGGCAGAACCGTCCGAGCATTAAGATTCGCCCTGTCGATTCGCTGACCGACCCGGACACGGCCTCGGTCGTAGATGGGATGGTCCGGCATATACTCAACAACGGAAACTCTAAGGCCGCGATAGACGACGCAACCTTTTTCCAGGTCGTTACGGGCATAGGGTTCTTCCGGGTCTTGGCCGATTACGTCGATGAGATGTCCTTCGACCAAGAACTTTTTCTCGAGCGGATCCAGAATCCGTTCTCTGTTTATTATCCTGTACATTTAATCAAGAACGCCGATTACTCCGATGCCCCTTACGCTTTTATTCGTTCCCGGATGTCCAAAGACGAATTCAAGATGAAGTATCCCAACTCCAAGACCGAGAATTTCAACAGCAATGCCATCGGGGACCTCAATTGGGACGGCAAAGATTACGTTTACGTTGCGGAATACTGGGACTGTGAAGAGAAGCCCATGACTATCTATGAGCTCTCGGACGGCACGGTCACGAAGGACAAGAAGAAGATTCCTGAAGGCCTGACGATCGTGGATGAACGGGAATCAATTCATAAGCAAATTAAATGGTATCTGATGACTGAGCATGAGATCCTTGACAAAAAGGATTGGCCGGGAAAGTATATCCCGATCATCCCGGTCATGGGTCCTGAGCTTCCGTCGCAGGATGACACGGGCAAGAAATCTTATTTGAGCATCACCCGGTTCCTGAAGGACCCGCAACGTTCATACAATTATTTCTTTACGGCGTATACTGAGAAGGTCGCCAATTCTCCGAAGTCGCCTTTCTTGGCCGCGGCGGGCCAGATCGAGCGGTTCCCGGAATGGCGTGAGATGAACAGGAAGAACCTGCCGTTCCTCCGTTACTCGCCCATGTCGCATGAGGGTCTCGCTGTTCCGCCTCCTGTACGGCTCCCGGCCGTGGACGTGGAAGGCGCTTTCATGACGGGAATAACTCTTGCGGCCCAACAGATGAAAGAGATCTCGGGTATTTACGACAGCAGTTTGGGTGCTGCATCGAATGAAACGTCTGGCAGGGCAATTGTGGCCCGGCAACGACAGGGTGACATTAGCAATTATCACTACATAGATAACCTGGCCCGCGGGTATCACCTCTTGGGCAAGATCCTGATTGACCTTATACCTATATACTACGATACCGAGCGGATGGTCCGGTGTTTGGGCGAGGACATGACCGACAAGATCGTGTCCATTAACACTATGCATCCCGGACCGGACGGCAGGGTCTATGATTTGTCAATAGGCAAATATGATGTTGTGATTGATATAGGACCCAGTTATGAAACTAAGCGGGTTGAAGCGGCCACGACATTGGCCCAGGTCTTGCCTCAGATCCCGATGGTTGGGCAGGTGGCGCCGGATCTTATCATGCGTATGTTGGACAATCCGTTGTCCGGGGAAGTTGCTGACCGGCTTAAGAGGGCTATACAGGCAAATCCGAATATGCAGGGTGTTATTGCGCCGGATGAAAACATGAACACGGCCGAGGCCCAGGAGCAACAGATGCGGGCGGTTGTTGGCGATATGCAGAAGATCCAGCAGGCCCATATGCAGACGATGCAACAGGCCCAGGTTTTGCAGGCCCAGAATGCACAGTACCAGCAGATCATTAATAATTTACAGAAGGCATTGAAGGATAAGCAGGGCGAGATTGCTGCACGGACACATGACACGGATGTGCGGGCACAGACGGAAATTAAAAAGGCCCAGTTGGCCTTGGCCCAGGAGCACATCAAACAAGCACATAATATTGCGTCGAGCCAGGTTGACAATGCAATAAAGCTGCATAATGTTGGGCATGGGCCGGCTTTGGAACGTGATGCTATGGAAGGACCATCCCCCTTGATTCCCGCGGAAGCTCTTCCGGGGTCAGGGATTTAAAGATATTCAGTTCGGGCCACTGATCAAAAGGCCTGGACCACCAGGGGTCTCATCCTGAGTGAAGAAAAAGGAGTTTTATTATGCCAGAAGCAGTAGTTGAAACCACAGTCGTACCCGAGGCAAAGGACCAGCCGGGCGAACAGACGGTCACGCAACCTACTCTGGGCAATCCGGAAGGCGCTGCAACTGATCAACCGACCGATGAGGGAGTAATACCGGCGGCGGAAGGCCAGACACCCGAGGGCAAGCCCAAAGAGGAACATTATGCCAGACGTCTGAACAGGTTCATGAATCAGGCGGCACAGCTTAAGGCCGAGAATCTTGCCTTGCAGGCACAGATTACAGGTAAAGCACCGCAGAATCAGGAACCCGCCAAGCCGACGCGGGAACAATATGCTTCCCATGACGCTTACATCCAGGCGCAAGTTGATTTTCAGATTTCGCAGAAGTTGCCAGAGATTCAGGCCAAACTTCAGCAGGCGACGCAACGGTCAACGGCCGAAACGTCGTTTCAAAGCCGGGAGAACGAGTTACGGAAAACCCATGCGGATTACGATGACGTGATTGCAGAGGCAAGCCACATACCGGTACAACCAATAGTGGCGGACGCGATCATTCAGTCGGACATGGGACCGGACATTCGGTATCACCTGGCCCAGAACCCGGACCTTGCGGACAAGCTCTTTAAGATGCATCCGGCAAGGGCTGCAGTGGAGATTGGCAAGATTGAGGCACAGCTTTCGCGGACTACTGACTCGCCGGCGCCCAGGGCCGTGTCCAGAGCTCCTGCACCGATCAGATCGGTGATCAGCAATGGTGTAACGGTCACACAGGACCTCGAGAAAGGTTCGATGGAGGATTACGTCAGAACGCGTAATAAACAGAGGCGAGATTTAGGAAGACAATACTAACGCTCTCCATCTGTCGAGATTTCGAAGGTGGGGGGTATAACAATTTTCTAAAGGAAGTACAAAATGGCTGGTAATGTTTTACTAACCCCCACGATGATTACCCGCGAAGCCTTGAGAGTGCTGCATAACAGCCTCCATTTCGCTTCATCGGTAACCAGAAGCTACGATGATAGCTTCGCGAATTCCGGAGCGACGGTCTCCGGTAAAATCGGACCGTCCCTCAGGATCAGGAAACCGAACCGTTATACAGTGAGCACGGGCCCGGCCCTCTCGGTTCAGGACACTGTTGAAGACTACGTCACGTTGACAGTTTCCACACAGAAACACGTTGACATGCGCTTCTCGACAGCGGACCTTACTCTCACAATCGATGAATTTTCCGACCGTTATATTCGTCCCGCAGGGCTTCTCCTTGCGTCAACCATCGATTACGACGGTTTACAGCAGTACCTCAACGTCTACAACATGGTAGGCGTCCCCGGCGTGCAACCCGGTGCAGGGACCGCGACATCAAATCCGTTGGCCAAGAGCCCGGACGTGTTCCTCAATGCCGGTGCGTATCTGAGCAACTATGCCGCTCCTGAGACGGAACGGTATGCGATTCTGAGCCCGTTTGCTCAGGCCGCGTCGGTTGCAGGGCTCGCGGGATTGTTCAATCCCCAGAGCGTGATCTCGGAACAGTACGAAAAAGGGACAATCGGTTCTGCTCTCGGTATGGATTTCAAGATGTCCCAGAATATTCCTCGGTTGACTCCTGGTAGTCGTTTTGCTGTTGGTGACGTGACTGTCGCTACGGGTTCCCAGACGGGTGCTTCACTCGCTGTTGATGCGACAACCCAGCATTCGTTCGTAGTCGGTGATGTGTTCTACATTGCAAACGGTACACCGGTTAACGCGGTGAACTGGGAAACAAAGCAGGACACGGGTGTTGCTCAGCAGTTCGTCGTAACGGCAGCGACGACCACAGCTGGCGGAACAACTGCCACTCTTTCGATTTCTCCTTCCATTATATTGACCGGTGCGACACAGACCGTGACAGCTTCCCCGGACAATGGGGCTCAGCTGGTTTTCATGGGCACGGCGTCGACGTCATATTCCAACAACCTCGTGTACCACAAGGAGGCCTTCGCCCTCGCGACCGCGGACCTTGTGCTTCCTAAGGGTGTGGATATGGCAGCTCGGGAAGTGTGGGATGGGATCAGTGTTCGTCTCGTTCGTCAATACGATATTAATAACGATAATATCGTGGCTCGCCTAGATATATTGTACGGATGGGTGACTCTGTATCCGCAACTCGCTTGCCGCGTCGCGGGTGCATAATAGTCGACAATCAAGGAGGGCAATCAGCCCTCCTTCTCTTTCACATATTCTCAAAAGGAAAACATCATGGCTACATATGGTGGTGACTCAACTCAGGTTGTCATGGGCGACTGCCTATCCGGCAATACTCTTGGAATGACGGCGACCTCGCCGGTCGGAATGCACGGGCTTTCTTGCGTGCAAGCTAATGCGATTACTGCACTCGTGGCGACTGATGCTACGACAACGTGTTATACCACGGTTAATAGCATTATAACCGCATTGAAGAACAAAGGTATCCTTGCTTAAAGGATTCCGGTTTGGGCCTTGTTCCTGTGTCCTTTTGAGAGGGGCTACAGGGCAAGGTCCGGCCGGAATTTCCCCTCTCAGAAAGGCAAATTTATGGAAAAACAAGTGAACACGGAAAACTACC